CTTGTTGGTAATCCACGCCGGAATGCCCTTGGCGTTTGTTACGGTCCTAAGCGCGTTCCATCCTGAAGCAAAATATCCAACCATTTTTTGCTTTTTCTTGATGTACGCGTTCAAAATTGAAACTTGCGCTGGAATGTCTCGAACCTTTCCCGTCACGCGCCCCCGACGGTTTCGGTTTTGGTTGTGGATCCGTTCCATGTCTGTTGCGGATCGAATTACGGTTTTCCCTTCAAATCTTGATGCGAACCCCTTTTTATACGGGGAAAAAAGTCGAAGAATGTCCGTTGCCGTTGCGCGTTCTCCGCGGATTTTTCCAGTTTTAAAAGAATCCTTTCCGAGCCGATTAGCCATCATCGGCGGCGTGACTGCGATGATTTGTTTGGCAAGCTGTTGGGTTTGCTTGCCCCAAATAGTTTCCCAGCTTTTTTTGGAGTCTTTTGCATAAGCCTCCAAAGCATCGTAAAAATATTTGGAATCAATTGTGATTTTAGTCATCACTCTCGCTCAGGTTGTCAAAGGCCTGAAAAAGCTGTTCCAACTCCGCCCGGGGCGCCTCCCGCGGAGGAACGGTCCATGCGCCGTTGCTCCACAGCGCCGCGTGATAGTATTGAAGCGCCCGACTCATCGGCAATTCCCAAAGGATAAAGTTCTCGGTCCATCCAGTTTCTTTTGCCAGAGTAAAGGTCAATGCCGCCGTGTACTCTGGCTTGATCAGTTTGGGGGCGCGTTCTCCGTGCCGTGCCCTGGCTTTTCCTCCACTTCAACCGCCGCCGCTTTGACCGACTGCGAAATACGGTTGATCTCTGAAACGATTTCATTGATCTGGCTGGGTTCAATCGTAAATTCAAATTCCTCGACGGCCTCCACCCATTTGCCCGTGCGGATGCATCGGAGCACCTCCCCGAGGGGCGCGGATTGCGCCCAAGCAAACGCCATAATTTGCCGTTGCTGATCCAGCTCCGGCGCCCCTTCCTCGGATCCGATGAACATCGAGAGCTTTAACTGCCTGCAAATGGAAAGCGTGCCGATGGTGAACGGCCTAAGCCGCAGTTTGCCGATTTGCTGCTCCCCTTCTGAAAATGCTGCCTCGTTTTCTTTTGGTCGGCTCATAGCATTGCGAGAAACTTTTCCTTCTTAGCCTGATCGCAGCCCTGAGGGATGAGGACCATCCGGTTTCCTCGCCGGATTAGCGCGAGCGGTTTGCTTTGCTTCACAAAATCCGTAAGTCGGTTCAAGTTGTCGTTGAACGCGCGGAGGTACGAAATTGGGTGGTCTGGATTTGCCTCACACCATTGCAAGTCCTCATACCGTTTGCGGACCTCGGTAAAGGTCAGCGCCTCCTCTTGAAAGTTCGGGCGGAACACCGCTTTCTGGTCGCCGTCCATGTTCCAAGTGACGGTGCGCTTGGGTCCGGCGTCGGTCTGCTCGATGGTGTCGAGGAATGAGCGCTCCGCAAATTTGCAGCCGCACGAAAGCGCCGCCGCGATTGTCCTAGTGTTTTTGGACTTCACTGGGTTCTCGTTGTCCCGGATGAAGTCGATGGTCTGTCCTATTTTCATTTGTGATCTCGTTACGTAGCCCCGCCGGGATGCTTAGCTCGCGCTCAGGTAGCAGGTCCCGCTGTACTCGTATTTCTCAAAATCTTCGTTGCTCTGCGATTTCTTGACGCTTGTGACAATAATTTTCCCAGAAAGGTTCGACGGTGCGCCCGAGGCGGATCCGACTGCAATTGTCGTCGTCCCGCTTCCCTTGACGCTAAAAGTTGCTGTCACGTCGTAAACTTTGGCCTCCGAGAATTCGCCGGACTTGTCGATCAGCACCTTGACGTCCGTCTCAAAAGAAACGTCGACGCTTTCGGCGAGAGTGTCGGCCACTAAAGTAATTCCAAAACCGTTTGCGGATGGCATATTAAATGGTCGAGTAAGAGGTGAATGTGACTTCCGCGGTGGAAAAATCGTCGTTTGATTCCGTAATTTTCGCGCTCGTAACTTTGCCGGATCCAACTGCTCCCGAGCTTGGGGCGGTCACGGTGACGTCCCCTTTGGACTTGATCACCACGACTTTTGTCGCGACGCCTTTTGCAGCCGCAGCAATTGTTGCTCCGGTTTCGTCGCGAATTGTTGCGACCTCGCACGTTTCGGTTTGTTCCGAAGATTGAACCCATCCGCCGGACGGTGCGGTCCCACCGAATTGGTCTGTGACTCCAAAGTTTGCTGGCATACAGTTTTTGTGGTTGTCAACTTTCTGTCGGGCCGTAGCCGACGATGAAGGTGAGGATTGTTTGAAAATGATTCCCGTCAGTTTCAGATTTCGTGGAAGTAGGGACCACCCCGTAAAGCTGAACCACCTCAGACTCCACCACGACATCCCGCACGGCCTCGGCCACGTCTTTAACCAACTGCGCGTGCTGCGTGGTTGTGTACTCGTTGCAGCTGGTCATCACCGTCACCTCAAGCGATCCGCGGACAAGGGGTCCCCCGACCACTGCGTCGCCGGTGAGGTTCATAATTGCCGCTGGAATGGTCACCGATGCCGGTTCGTGCGGGACACCGATAAACACCCCGGGGAAATCCGGTGCAATGGTCTCGCGGATAGCCTGACACAAGGGGAGGTCGATCATTGGGTGGTGTCCTCGAGCGTAAGCGTGTAGCTGATGGGGTCCGATGCAATCGAAGCGATGTAGCGCTCGACGCCCGAGACCGTAATCCGGTCGCCAATCATCGGAACCGGAAACGAGTTTTTGCGGACGTAGACCGACGCGGCGAAGCTGTCACGGTTGCCCCCGATTTGCAGTTGCTGCTCCGCAGTCAGCTCGTTGATGATCCCTTTGTAGGTCGTCCCTTTGTAAACAAAGGTCTGCCCCATGAAGTCGATCGACTTCCGCGCGGCCTCGGCGTTGATGGTGTGAAACGTCACAGGACAGCTTTGCGGCCTCGTTTGGGTGCGTCTTGAATCAACTCCGCGGCCACCGGCTCAGACTTTAGTTTCTTGGTGCGCTCCGGGGTCGGATGCACAAAAAGGGAAATCTCCCCGGCGCCTTTGAACGCGCGGTAAAACTCGACGGCCTCGGCGGATTTGTCCGAGGAAAAAAGGATCTCAGGCTTTGCTCCGGTCAGCCGGCGCGTTACAAATGCGATTTTTGTCATGGTGATCTCAGTATAGCCAAAAGCCGCCCCCCGTTTAAGAGGGGCGGCCTAGGCGGGTTAATTAATCGTTGATGATGCGAACGCCGAAGTTCTGTCCAACGCTCATCCCGTAAAGGATGCCGCAGGAATATTTGAGAACCCCGAGGTCTGGGTCGTACCACTTACGGAATTGAACAGGCAGTCCGAGGTCAGGGATGACCACGTCGGCCACTTCAACGCCAGCCGCAGCTGCGCCAGTCGAATCGACCGAACGGCCAGCCATCAACAAGGATGCTTTTTGGAAAGCAAAGCCCTGGAGGTCCTCGCTGTTCGCGTCGGCGAGGTCCGTCTGATAAACATCAAATCCGGCAACGCGAGGAACGACGCCTTCTGCCTTGTCCGCGGTGATCCCGGGAATTTCAGCGCTATTGAGGCTCTTCACCAAAGACGCGTAGTAGGTCGGGTTAAGAACCACCGAGCGGCCCTGTTTAGGCGCCTTCAGGTCACCCGTGAGCGTTGCGCTCAGGTCGGCCAGATCCGAGCGATCGAAATCGCCGGCGGTCGTGTTGAGCGCGGTTTGCGCGAAGTTTGCTGCGGTCACCAAGTTCCAGAGGTCACCAAACACTTTGTTGCCAAGTGCCTGAAGTGCTGGCTGGATGAACAGCTCGTTGAGCATGATCGAGGACTTCGACCGCTCGACGTCCGTGAATCCGTAAACAAATCCGAAGAACGTGTTGAGGGTGATCGTCTTTGCCGTCATGGAAACGTCGTTGACCGTGTAGCCGCTCGACAAGTCGATTGCGGTCGGGTTAACGGGGAAACGAGTCGTGACGGAAGCACCCCGGCTCGAGATGTCTGAAGAGAAATCTGTCGTTAGCGACGCTAATGGACTGAAGGTGGATTTAAGATTTGGAAGGCTTTCCTGTGCGATTTCGCTCAGATTGGCTCCCGCGATGGTGTTACTCATTGTTTATAAATGGGTTATGATGTTTGGTTGTTGTTAGTCGCGCATTGCTGCGCGGTTGGATTGGTAAAATTTGTTCCGAGCTTCGACTGGAAGTTTGTGGTACTCGGCCCAGAGGTCAGCTTTGGTTTTCGTTGCCTCGACCGGTTCCGGCGAGACTGCCACCGGAGGGACCCCGAGCGATGCCACGATTTCGTTGGCGCGTGCCTCGACGGTCTGCGCGTTTGCTGAAAGTGCAGTTAACTGAGCGTTTGCCTCGTTGAGTTTTGCCAAAAGGTCCGCGTTGTCGGTTTCGAGTTTTGCTTTGACCTGCTGCAAGTCGGATGCCTCGGCGATGATTGCGTTCGCCGCGGTCAGGTCTGCCTCGAGCGCGAGAAGCTTGGTGGACGATGCATCGAGCGCTTCAAGGGCGGACGAAAGCGTGGTGGGTTTTTCCATAACCTTTTTTGCCGTTGTCAACTGGCGCAAAAAAGAAACCCCCCACCAGCGAACCGGTGAGGGGAGTGACTTTGTTTCCTAGGGCGAAAAATGCAGAAAAAGCCCAGTCGGCGGATCTCCCGCCGCACCATTCGTCACAATTTTCCCAAAAGCATTTGGTACGCCTCCTCTTCAGTCTGCACGATGGCGTCGATTAAATTGTTTTGCAGCGCCCGAGGAGCAAAGAACGATTGCCCCCGCATTGCCTCATCCGGTACTGCGCGGTTGCGAAGCACGTTGCCCTTGAACATTTCAAAAGCGTCCTGGACATACTGCTCGAGAGAAACCCGTTGATCCGGGGTCAGGCTTGGACCGTGCATTGCGCTTTTGAGGTCCCCTTCCGCATTAGTGATGGGGTCAAAGCGTTTGCCCTCGATCTCCCACATCACGGATTCGTCTTCCCACGGAATGATGCACCCGACCGATCCCCACGTTGAGGATGGGGCGCCCACAATGGTATCACATGATGCCGCGATGTTGTACGCCGCGCTGCATGCCATGTCATCGGAATAGGCCAGCGTCGGGATTTCCAAGGACTGCACAAGCTCCGCAATTTCGTGATTCCCGACGACAGTCCCGCCTGGGGAGGAGATTTCCAGCATCAGCCCCCGCACGCCCATTTCGGATGCGTCCTCAATTTCGTCGGCGATTTGCTCGTAGTCGGTCGACCCGCAGGATTTTTCGATTGGCGACAATCCTTTCCCGAGGGTCCCGCAAACGTGAATGATTGCAATGCCGTCGGGTGTCACCTCCATTTCTTCCCGCGGGTTGATCAGTGCGCTCATATCCATCCCGCCGTTTGCGGCAAGTTTGGACTGGATTAGCTGCCGGACCGCCCGGTGCCCCCCCGGAGTGATGTACCAGGGGCGAAAATAGATTTGCTCGATGACTCGTTGAAACTTCATGGCTGTGCTGGTTCGACCGGCGCCGTGTTGCCGTTGGGTGTAAGAATTCGGAACGCGGACTCCGGTAGCCCGCTGCGTTGCATCCGTTCGCGGATCGCCAGCTCCTCGCGTTCGCGCTGGTCAAGATGCTCGTCGAGGCTTTGCCCCGCTTCGCCCAGTATGTCGGAAAGGTTCCGCATCCCGAGTTTGTACGCTTCGCGAGCGTCCTGCCCCGCGTAGCCGGCGTCGGCCGTCAAAATTGGTGGCATAGTAAAGCCCCACTTTAACGACCCGCCCAAATCTGCGCCTTGATAAGCTGGAAGGATTCCGCGCTTGATGGCCTTGCTGACTGCGTACCCGACGCGCCGACGGGCAACCCCCTTGAGGAGGTCCTGCCGGTCGGCCACGGTGCGGTTGACTTTGGAAATGATCATGCGGACCGATGCGCCCCCAATTTTGGATGGGTCCCAATAGAATTCCGGCGGCATCCCCGCCCCGAGCATTGCGTTGCGGATTAGCCGTTCCATCAATCGGTCGGTGGCTTCCGAGGGCACCTCCGACTTGAGTTGCTCGAGCTTTGCGCCGGCGCCTGCGCGGAAATATCGGGTCGTGCCCCCGTAGAGTTCCTCCATTGCAAACTTCGATTGCGGCGCGTGGTCGCTCAAAGCAAACGCCGGATTACTGATATCGGCCATGCCCAGCTCGTTGTGCTCGATCAGTCCGATGGTCGCGGCCAGCTTTGCCGCTTCCCGAACATAGCCCTGCACGGTGGTCAGGTCTCGGAGGTCAATGATTGCCGGCGTGAAAGCTGGGAGTCCCCGCCCCTGATCGACCGCGAGCGGTTCGCGGATGAAATCCATGTCTCGCGCGGAAACGTCGCGATCATCTGCCGGAGTTTGCCCGAGGATTCGGTAGGCCACGGGGCGCCCGTACTGGTTAAAAATGACCCCGTTGTACTGGCGTAATCCTTTGTACGGTCCGACCTGCACGACGTCCGCTCCGGTCCGGTCGCCAATAGCGTGCCAGGGAATAATTTGAAATTGTGGGTAGCCGTCCGGCGTCTCGGTGTAAACGCACGCGGAGTCCCCGTCGCGATCCACGGCGACGCTTTGCATGAAAAGCCCCGTCTGGAAATCATTGCCGTCGATAAATGCGACGTCGTAAAACTGCCCTCGGAGCCACTCTTCCGCCACTTTGCCCCACGCCTTGTCCGCGCCTTCAAATTTCGGAAGCCACGAGCGCCCCACGGCAAACATGGATTTGTCGTTGATGGCTCCAGCCACCGGACCGAAGTTCCAGTAAAGTTTTTGCGACGCGGAAACGATGTTGCGCCATTCCCCGACCGAAACCTCTTTCTGCATCCCGCCGGCGTGGGTCCCCCAGTATGGGCGGTTTCCCGACCACCCGCCGTTGATCATCCGATAATGCCCAGGCATTCCGATGCCACCAGCGTGCGACGCTACGGTCGGTTTCTTAAAAAGGTTCAGGATTTTGTTGAGCATTAGCTGAAAATGGCTTGGGTCCGAGTAACTGGCGAGCAAAGTCCGCGCGCCTTATAGTCGAGCGCCAGTTGAGCAAACGTCAAAATCTGCATCGGGTTCAGGCTGGACGGCACCGAAAAGTTAAAGCTCGATCCGTTGACGCTCGATGATACCAGCACCCCCGCCCCCGACTGCACGACGTCAAATTGATTGTCCCTGAGTGCTCGAAGCGCCGCAACGTCGAGTTGCAGGAAAACCGAAAGGATAATCTGAGGCGCCGCGATCATGCTCAAGTCTTAGCTGTCAACCTGCCCCTTCAGAAGCCCGACCATCATTGCCGCGGCGACCTGCATTGCCTCGCAATCCCATAGGTGATTATGGGTCCGCACCTTGACGTACCGCATTTTGATTTGCTTGGTACTTTTGTCGACGGTGTCGCGCTTCACCTCCGAGTTGATTTGATTCAAATACCCCTCGGCGCCGTTGTCGCTTACATCCTGCGGAAATTCCCAATGGGGCGCCCCTGCCGCCCGGAGTCGGACCAACTCATCCTTCACTCCTTCGTTCGACCAATAAATGTACCGAGCGTTCCCCCCGTTGGGCGCCTGTGCCATTTTTGCCGGAGAGAAAAACCGTTTAACCTGAGTGCGCCCGTCTCCGTGGTTGAACCCGTCGTAACCGGATCCATGCAGCGCGGTCCAGCCGTACCGCACGCAATCATCGTAAACAAATCCCGTAAAAAACTGCGCGTCCTGAAAAGTCAATTTATCCTTCACCTTGAGCCGTTGCTGCAAATTGCGGATCGATTCGCTCGTAAGCAGTTTGCCCTCCCAGATCAAGCGGCTAGATCCATCCGCTCGCCACGCCCGACAGATTGCCCAGAAGTGATCCCGTTGGCGGTCGACTGTCAGAAATCGAGTCATTTCCCCGTCGATGGTTTGCCCGTCGATAAATTCCGATTTGGAATAATCCGAGGCGGTCAGGGAAATTGCCGGCGCCTCTGAAACTTCCTTCCAAACCTGCGCCAGCCGTTTTTGCAAAAATTGCCGAAGCGCTGAAAAGTCGCCTCGGTTTTTGAGTTCTTGCGCTTTTACCCATTCAATCACCAGTGAACTCCACGGGATCCAGTAAACGGAAAGCGCGGACCAGGTAAACGACGCCGCCCCCGCGACCGGGTTGCATTCCTGCCGCTCGTACCGTCCCCGCTCCGCCATTGCACGCCGGACTCCGGTGGTGTCCGCGGTGACGTGTTCGCAATGTGGGCAAACGTGCCGCACCGATGCCGCAAGCGCTTCCCAGTCCCAGTCCCCCGACGCGGTCTTTGTTTCGTCGTATCGAATCGAAGACCACAACATCTTGTGCCATTTTCCGCACGCTTCGCATACCGTCCCCCACTCATTGAGGTCGCCAGCGTCAAAAAACGCGTCGGCCTCATGCCCTTGGTCCCAGCCCTGGCTGATTCCGATCACCACCGAATTCCATCGGTCGTGAGTTCGCCGGACCGCCTCCCCAATCATTCCATCCCGATACCTCCAAATCTCGTCCATCCAGACATATCGCATGGACTTTTCTTGGAGACTTGAAAGGTTTGCGCCGGCCAAGAAAAGCGGCATGTGCGGGAAAAGTATGCTGGTTTTCCGTTTTTGATGGCGATCCTTGGGAAACAGCTTTGCCACCGGCGGACAGGCGTTGAGGACAGGAATCAGTCGAGTCTCGGCAAAATCCTTTGATGTGTCGTCCGACTGCCCGACAAGGAGCATGCCCCCGGGCGCCTCGGCGACCACCCAAGTGACTAGCAGTTCAAGGAGCGTAGTCTTTCCTCCCCCGACCGGAGCGCGGATCGCAATCTGTCGGGTCGCCCCATCCGAAAACCGGCGGATGATTTCGTTAAGCCACGGGGCAATCGAGGGATCGAAGTTTGAGGAGCGCGCCGAGTGTGGCAAGCGTACGTTTTCCCGTAGCCACTCAATGGGATCCCCCGAGAACCGGCGCTGCATTCCGGCGGACCACGCGTCAAATACCGTTGCCTTCATCCGCCTCCAGTCGCGCCTTGCCCAGTTCCTCGCACTTGGCTTTGACCTTGTCGACCAGTAGGTCAATTCGCGCCAGTACCTTGTCCCGAATCTGCGTTTCGGTCAGTCCCGCAAGTTGTCCTGGGACGTCATTGGCCAGCGCGTACAGCTCCGCGGTGAACGCGGCCACGGCCGCGATGATGTCCTCCCGCACCTGATCGACGGGAATTAGTTCCCCCTTTTCCCGTGCGATCTTCGACCGGATTAGCTCCGACTCCAGTTTGACCTTTTCCAGCCGTGCAGTTTCGAGCGCTGCTTTGTTCTGCTCGCGTCCTTCTCGGGTCACAGGATTTGCAACATCCACCCCTTCCTTTTGTAGGGTCCTGAGTTCTTGATGGGAAAGCGCCCCTTCCTTCGCTATTGCGCGGACGGATTTCTTTGGATTGCCACTAGGAGTTGTGTCGGCCACTAGTCGACCATACCACCGCCTGTGTTGGTGGTCAAAAAACAACACTCATAAAACTTCGACAGGAGACGCCTTCAC